ATTCTTTACGAAGATGTGGAAACCACGGGCATTGTCAAAGGTTAATGCAGTTAATGGCACTTCATTAGTGTCTTGCAATACTTCATTGACAATACTTAGATAAGTCTGTGCCATTAGGTTGTGTCCTTATTTTTCAACGATTGCAATATCTACAGTACCTACTTCTAAGGTACTGATAACAATCTTATTACCTAACATAAACTGAGGCTCATATAGAGCGGAGTCAGCTAGGACAAATGATGCGGTCCCTGCGGGGCCATGAAAAGTCAGAATGACTTCACCTACACCTTTATTAAAGATGTGAAGGATTTCTCTTGAAGGGTTTGATTTGATTTCATATGGAGACGCAGAGGTAATTCCTACATCCACACAGTTCGCTTGCAATGCCCCAGTTTCGTGTACTTTTGCCATGATAAATTCCTTTGTCAATATCCGACAGTGTCGGTTTTTGACGGTTAGTTGATGACCTTAATAGAGCGGAAGTTGATTTCAAGTTCTGCGCTTGGGACACTATTTAGACCCGCTAGGGTCGCTGTTGGTACAAATGGGAGTAACCCACCTGAGTTATGGCCCGATTCATCACGTGCTAACATGAACTTAATTTTCGTCCCACTAGGTAATAAAGGACTAAGTTGCACAGTAAAGATTTTGTGAACTGCTACGTCTCCGGCATCGAAAGTAAATGCAATCGAATCTGAACCTACTGGTTGTGCGAAGGTTACACCATCTGTGGCAACTTCCATCCAACCTACTAATCTTGAAATCTGAGGTGTACCTGTGCGTCCAATACGGACTGCCACTGTGGCCTCTAGAGGACAAGTGTTATCAAGGATTTCTAAGACACCATCAGCATAGACTTTAGTACAACCATCGGTTGCAGTTTCTTCTACCCCGAAGGTTACTTGATGAGCCCCTGCTAAACCTGTGTTAGTCGGGCTTTGTACAATAAAACTCTTACTATTTAGAGGTCGAGTTTTTTCAACTGCGTCACCATCGAAAGCAATATCAATATCTAAGAACGAACGATAACGTAGTTCAATCCAGTTTTCGTTAACATCACTAGCTAAGGCATAAACCATCAGTGGTGTAAACGGATTTTTAGTATCCTGAAATTCCTCAACGGTTGCTGTGGTAAAAATATCAGTTCCGATACGTTCTTCGGATGGGTGGTCGAACCAGAATTCTACATAGTCACCAATTTCAATTTGAGTCTCTACTGTTCTAAGTTGCTCAAAGATTCGAACGCCTGTATCATCTGTACCCAAGTAAAGTTGATAGTGAATTACATTACCTACTTCTAAGACTTCACCAGCTCTGAACTTCACACCTTGTACACTGAAATTATCAGTTGTTGTGGTGATGTTCTCGTAAGCTGTGGTTGCAGAAGCATGAATCGCTCCATTTGGTTCAATGAAGATTAAATCATCACTATATTTACGACCTGTGTGAACGACTAAACCTGTTTTATCTTGGTTCGCTGGAAGCATCTGAGGTAAAATACCCGCCCATGTAGGGAAGTAGTTAATTTGTGAAGAGAAGTTCGTCCAGAAGACGTTCTCATCCCCTGAGGATACCTTGTGTTGGTCTCCAAGGAATACTGAATTCAAAGTTGTGGATAAAGATTTTTCTGCCTCCAAGGCATTCTTTACCGGATTGTAATCAAAGAAGGAAAGTGTTTCTTTTTCCTCGGGCGTCACTCCTAATTGTGAAATAGGCATCTAATGTTTTCCTATTGGATAAATAAAAGGACCTCGGGGAAAATCCCGAAGTCCCTTGAGAAACCTAACTATTACGCTAGAACTTCTTTATATGTTACAGCAGCCGCAACTAGCGACTCTGGACGTACAACACCACGACCGTAAACGTGAAGACCACGAACGATGTCTGCGAATGTTGCAGTTGAACGAATCACTTCTGTCTTAACAATTGCAGATGCAGTTGCTACAGCAGAGATGTGACCAGCCAAGATAATGCGACCAGCATCTTGTAGTTTTGCATCAGTCTGAGGACGTGCAGCAGTTACAAGCTTAGGAGCATTGATTGTTTTGTGAAGCATTAAGCCACGGATTGGAGACATAGCCATAAGACCATTCTTACCAAGACCAGCTTTAAGGTCCTTCATACCACCGTTGAAATCACGGTTCAAGACGTTAGAGTCTTGACGCATTAACATTTCAACAAACTCAGGGTCAACTACTACCCAACGAGCTTCCTCAGGAACTTCTTCAAGGTCCAATTTAAGGTTAAGCTTGTTAAGCATGTCAAGTGGGTTCTGGTGAGTACCAGCAGAGATTTCAGCCTCAGATGCACCAACTTTAAGAACTAATGCGTTAGCACCAGTTGCAGCGATGGTTGCAAATGCAACTGCACCAATTACGTCACCAACGATAGCAGCTTCACCTAGCGCTGACGCTACGATGTTTGCTTCTGATACGTTCTGTGCCATAAACTCTAACACAGACTTATCGTAGTCATTTTTCAATGAGTAAGTTGCTGAGTTAGTAGCAAGTGCTTGCCAGTTTACATGAGAAATCTTAGTTTCGATATCATCAACTTGGAATTGGAACGCTTTCGCTTGGTCCAACACAAGATTGAATGTGTCTGAATCTAATGCTTGTGAATCTAGTGTATCACCACGACCGTAATCTACTACAGAAACTTTTGGTTCCTTGATTACGATAACAGAGTCACCGTATGCAGCGATTTCACCGTAGTAATCGTTGTTTGTTACGCCTTCCACTACAGATGCAGTACGGAAGAAGTTTAGAACTTTCTTAGAGTAGATTGTTGCAATCCACTGTGAGTTAGCCGCGTCAGTACCTTGACCAATCGTATTAGGACCAGAGAAGCCCGCATCTACGAAATCAGTACCCGCGAAGTTGTTACCAGCCGCGCCGGATTGACCACCGAACTGGGTGTTGTTATTTACTAAAGCCATTGTTGTATTCCTGTATTATCGGATTCGACCTTGCTCAAATGCTAAATCAATTTCAGCTTCGTGCTGTGCATATTGGGCAGGGTTCATTAATTGAATTTCACGCATAGTCCAAATCTTAGGACCAGCGATTTCTTGTGGAACATCACGCATACCTTGACGCATATTCATGCTTGCAGGGTCGGGGCGTTGTTCACGTTGTTGAGGTGCTTGTTGCTGTTGGTGTTCCATCTTAAATAAAGATAGTGCACGGATAGCCATTTGAGCATTCGGAACGTCATCATAGATAGCGTTTGAGAATACTTCTGGTTGTAATTTAATCCATTGGGCAAATTCTGCGGAACCGATAACGGCTTCGAAGTCTGGGTGTGCCATTCCTACTGCTGCTTGAGCATCACGTACATTGTCAGCTACGTTACGAGCTGCTAAGTCTTCGTGAAGTTCAGCCACTTGGCGTTGCAATTTTTCGTTCTCAGTTTCAAAATCCTGCGCAGGAATTTTACTCTTGAGTTCGGCTACTTGCTTAGACGAGTGAGATTGAAGGTCCTTGTAACGTTGTTCCCAGTTAACCGGGTCAGGTTGTTGCTGTTGCTGCTGTTGAGTGTCCACTTGTTGTGGGTTCAGTGCTGCTTCTGCTGCTGCAAGTTCATCAATTTCTTGTTGATGGCGTTGAGCGCCTGATAGGTATTGTTGTTGTGGCATTGTTTTATCCTTAGGTCGTACAGGAGTACGGTATCTAAATTGAATGAGTTGAAGCAAAGGGTGTCAATATCCGACACTGTCGGTTTTTGATTCTTTACTTTAGAAGTTTTGTCTTGAGTGTTGCGAACTGTTGGTAAGCCGCAAATTTACCTTGGGCTCTCGCTAATTCAATTTGTGAATCATTGGAGGCTAAGACTTTAACTTGCTTGTGCTGCTCACGGCGAAGATATTCTTCGAAGTAAGCCCAACTGTCATGATTTAGCAACGGTTTTAAGGCCGTCACTAATTCTTGTTCAGCTAAACTCTGTAATAGAGCTTTGTTAATCATTAAGCTTGTCCTTCTGGGGCGTTAATGCCCGGAACTGCTCCATTTGCACCTTGTGGGTTCCCGCTAGACAAATCATTGCCTGTGAAACCGCTTTGGTCCGGTGTTGGGGCTGCTACACCTCCACCACTTTCCGCTGGTGCACCTTGGGCTCCCTGAGACGCCTGTTGCATCATTCCCATTAACATGGAGTAGAATGCGGCTTCTTCTGGGGTGTTCAGGATTTCTTCTGGTTCCATATCCATGGTCAAGGCCAACTTCTTGATGATAGTTGATAACTTGATTAGTGGAGCCAGTGCTGGATTCGCTGATAATGCTAAGAACACTTGAAGTCGTTGGTTCTCAACGTCTTTCTGTTCTAGACTAGATGCACCAGTTGCGATGATTTCTAAATCACCTTCAATGTCTGGGTGCGCTGGTCCGTTGTATTGCATATTCCATGCGAATAGTGATTGTCCAATTGGTCGAATAACATTCCGGTCGATATTACGAACTACACTCTTGATGTTCAAACTAGCATTGTTCAGAATCATAGACATGCCTGAGGCAGTTCGTCCTGTTCCTGAAACACCTGTCTGCCCGTGGGCAATTGAAGGAATACCAGTAGCTTCATCAGCTTGTTGTCGCATTTCTCGTACCATTTGCAAATTCTCGTTGGCTGTGTTCGGAAACTTAATTCCATAAACTGCTTGCCCCGGAGAACCCGCGATACGTCGGAAGATTTGACCCGGTGCGATTTCCATAGGCTGACCCGGAGCTAATGCCGATTCATCTACGTCAAACACCATGTTTCCTGCTAGGGCTAAGTTATCTACCGCCATACGCATGAAACCGTTAATTAATTTTTGTTGGTCTGCCATTGACTCAGGAACGCCTACACCATAAATTGAATATGGGTCGCTTTCATATGGAGTCAAGAAGTAAGGAATACGATTTGGTTGGAATGGGTTTAATGTAACACTAAGGATTTCGTTATTAGAGAACCATAGGCATACTTGGACATAATCCACTGCATCCTCTGGGACCTTTAGGCCATACTCACGAACCTTTTCGATACTAACATAACCCCAGTATTCATATAGCTCATACAATGAAGATGAACGATAAGCCGTGGTGTTTAAGTTAGGGTCTTCTGTTTCAGAGTCATTACCGACTTCTTCTGCATAGTTAGGACCAGCATGAAGTAAATTGTCGATGGCGTTGTTATCGAATTGAGGACGACGCTTAATTTCTCTTACTTGTGTTTCATTTAATTTGTGACGTTCAATCACCCATTCTGCATCGTTCATATTGTGAGCCGTTGGGTCCACATATAAATCCCATACAGAAACAAAGGAGTACCGAGGGACTAAGACTTTCTTTGGCTCGTAGCGACGAGTACCATCTTCATTCTTGGCCCAATAAGGGATTTCCTGATATTCATTAAACGGACCTTTCATGACGCCTGTGCCAATAATGCACATCTCGTCAATCATTTTCTCCGCTTCGTCCATCGCTAAGGTACGTTCTAACTGGTCGTGGACCTGTTGATTCATACGATAAGCTGCCATCTTGGCTGGACTAATAGTTGGTTCCCCAAGTTTACCTACGCCGTCAGCTACAGCAGTGCTAACCACTGTTTCTTTCATTTCTTTAGGTACACTTTTGAACATATTCGAAAATGTAGCGCCTACATTCAAATCATTCCCATCACCTTCAAACCCGATAGAGGTTGGTAGGTAAAGTTCTTGACTCGATTCTGTAGACGCTTCTGGATTCTGTTCTGGGGCTGGCTGACCTTCGGACGTCACATGGACGTACTTTGAAATACCGAATGGGTCTTTTGTTTCCCTTAACTCTAGAGGAAACTTGCCGTTTTGAAAGAGGGCTTGCTTAATTTGCGCTGCCGCTGCTCTCGTTTTAACCTTGGTCGTGCGTAGTGAAACTTTACTTACTTCACTGTCACGAAAATTTGCATTATCTTGGTCTCTAAAAGCTCTTAGGGCTCTGATAGCGACATCTTCCCAACCACTACGGCTGGCTTTACCGATTTCACGCTTTCCTAAAACATCTGCCAATAGTGCAGTTGCTTTATTCATATCAGCACCTACTAAACCATTAGTTGGCGCACTGCCTTCTGAGGCTTGGGGCATTGGTGTTGTGTCATGCGCCATAATAACTCCTATGCAAAGTAGTTGTTGATTTTATTCCAACGACTCTCTTGCTTTAATTGATTGAATGCACCTTGACGGCTCTGTCGTGTCGGACGTGCCATTAATGCATAACGTAAGCAATCGTATAAATCCCAGTGGTGACGTTTCTTACCCGCACCTACACGGCGTTGGTCGATGTCATCAGGATTCTTCTCGTCAATCTGTGCTGCATTTAATTGTTGAATTAAACGAGGACAAGTTGAGAAGATTACCATATCTGGTTCCTCTGAATCCATAGGGACCCTTAGGTGTTCATGAATTTGTACGTTGCCAGCCACACGGTTTCTATCTGCGCGTCTCAAGGACACCCCAGAGCGTTGGATTTGCTCTCCGATAGTTGGACCTGTGTAACCTGTTTTATTGAAAATTGTCCAGTCAATGATATGCTCGACGGGAATACGCTCACGGATTTCTTGTTCACGAATTGCCATAGCAAACTCGGGACCAGTTAAACCTTGTTGTTCATATTCTCGATACACAATTTTCTGACCTGTGTCTGGGTTGATAGCAATCCAAATTGAACAGGCAGGGTCACGATAACCGTAATCCATACCAGCTAGTCTATTCCACCATCCCGGAATTTCAAATGGTTCAACCACGTGAATCTCCTGACGGAACTCAGGGAAAGCTGCTAAGTCAGTTGCATTCCAATCACCATACAATAGTTGACGCTTCTCAATTTCTGGAAGTGACATCAACATTTGACGATAGTCCTCATCTAAGTAAGGGTTATCTAGTAATGATGCTGCAATGAATTTGTGTGCGATACCAGCTTTGTCGTAGAAAGTTTCTCCGGCTGGTGCTGCGTCGATAAACTTCTCTTTTACCCAACGTGCGCCGGGGTTTGAAGTTGCTCTCATAAGGGTAGGAATCTTCTTACCAGTACGAGGGTCAATAGGCGGGTTACGTAAACGTGACTTAAGGTAATTCCAACCTTCTGCGTCAATCCACTGGCCTAACTCATCGAATGCGATATATTGATACTGCTTGCCTTGATAACGATATTTATCCTTGGGTTTATCAAGATAACCTAAGACCACCTTGGCTCCACTAGGGAAGGTCCATGTGTTCTTCTGTTGATGATACTTACAACCGGGAAATAATTTAGGATAGAATTCTTGAGTAACCTCAATAAGTTCTGATAAATCATTAATAGTCTTACGAATAATAAGACCTTTGTAGCCGGGAACGTGGGCATATCTAATCACATCAAAAATTAATGCGAACGATTTACCACCACCAGCAGCTCCGCCGTATAGTACAATCTTTTCGGATGCAGCGTGGAAAAGTACCTGTTTAGGTGTCGGTACATAAATTACTTTACGACCTTTAAACTCGTCCGGTATATCATCTTCTTTCAATTCTGGGGGTTTGTCTGCAAAGACATTCTTGGGAGGTTGAGGTGAATCAGGTGCTAGGTCGGCCTTAATTTCTTCGGGAGATTTTCTCTCCTTCTTGGCTTTCGCTGCATATGCTTTACGTTCTCGCTGGACGAGAGCTTCGGCATCCTTGATAGACTCAATAGTGACACGTTTACCTTTTGGGATAAATTCCCATACACCTAGTTTTTCCCCGAGACGCTTTAGCATCTTGGACAAACCCATTTTGGTGAATGAGATTCCATGCTCTTGTAATAGGGCACAGCACTCTGTAAGGGTTAAACGTTTCTCAAACTTATGCTTACTAAGACAAATAATCAGGGCGACCATTTGGCTCTTTACAGGTTTAGCCATTTTAGATTGGGAGTCTAAAGGGACGTAACCTCGTGGAACTCTATTCGCGGCAAAGCGAACGTGTTCTGTTAAAACTTTCTCATAGTTCTCTTGGAACTCTGGGACGTTGGACCATAATTTCAACACTTCACCCGACACTACGCCTAGTTCACTGTTGTTTGCAACTAGGTCTACATCTGGGTTGTGCTTCATCATTGCTCCTGTTGTTAAAATTGCACGGCAACTCTGTCGATTAAAGAGACTTGTGGGTTGCTATCGCTCATTCTATCGTGCCAAGTTGGTCGGCAGGGTAGGAACTTCCACCTACTCAAGCACTCTCGGGAGTACCGCCGATTGTTTGGTAGCGAGTGCAGGAATCGAACCTACCTTTAACGGGTGATGAGCCCGTCCAGTTCAACCAGAACTGTAACTCGCGATAATTCTTTACTTTGAAAATACGTATGCATTGTCAATAATACAACCGCAATATCCCGGTTCTTCGACAAAGTGAATTCGTGTACCTTCTACTGGGTCACAACCATCACGAATAACTGTGAGGTTATGCTTCTTCCAATCCATAGGTTTACATGGCTTTGACCATGTTAGGGCTTGGTAACGGGTAATAATATCCCACTTAACTGTCATTTTCTTTTCTCCAAAACGGGCTACGAAAGCTAATTTGAGGTGCAGCCCAACCAACTAAGGCTAAAACTACTAAAAATCCCATGATACTCATGGTTAACGGGGTGAATTCATTATATGTTACATTTTCGGCATTTCCGACGGTTTTCTCGTTTTTAGTTGTATTTGTCGTTAAATTGCCTTCCACATCGTCCACATTAAGGGTTTGTGAGTCCCCTATGGTAGCTGTGTCGTCTCCAATCTCTGTATCAATAGCAATAGCAGGCTTATCACCTCCGATGCCCATAGCGCCGCTTACAGCGCCTAATACGTCCGAGTAGGAACAGGCTGTTACACTGAATGCCAGCATGGTAGCCAGCAGATATGCTTTGATATTCATTTGGGACCTCTGGGTTCAGTTGGCTCGTCAGTTATGCATTGCTAAGAGGCTGTACGAGCGTATATTATGTGTCCGACGCTGGTGCGCATTGCTAAGAGGCGGTGTCGTCCATAGGGTAATGGTCAAGGAGACAGGATTCGAACCTGCATACATCCACTTCCAAAGCGGGACGATAACCAGTTTTCGTTACTCCAAGATAAATTGGTGTAGAGTTCGACCTATCTAGCCGATTCTAATCCCGACTCGCTTGTTCGGGCACTCCACATTGGGTGAGCTGTTTCTGTGTCCGACACGGTCACTGGACATTACTTTAGCTCTATCAGTCGCCAGCTTCAAACCGACGGACTCTGAATGGGTGTCCCAACTCTGCGCGTTCCGCGAACTTGAGGGACCATAGATTACGTTGATGGCTACGCATATGTCTCCACCCTTAACAGGTAAATAACTTAGCGAATCTATGACAGGGTCGTTAACTCCCTGATTTTACGCCTAAGGTAGCAAACTGCACGTTGTATCACAACGGATAGTTGGCGGCGCTAAGGACTGCATATCGCAATAGCAATATGACTGAATTTGTTGTATCTCTTTCCATTAGGTTGTATAGTAGGAAATTTGGGCTCTAATAACGGCTTTTACGCTGTGTCTTATACGTTCCCCTAAAGCCTAAGGGACACACGCTTGATACCTCATGAAACTGGTGGTCCACCTTAGAATCGAACTAAGAATGGTCGGGGACTACGACTTTACAGGCCGCTCCGGCTCCATACCGGACTAGTGAACCATAGTGTAATATTTGGCATATCGAGCCTTTCGGACTGAGGGATGTTATTACTCTATATTGGTGCTTACATGAGCCCACTACATTACTATAGCGATTCTCACGGTCTCACATAAGACTTATTTGGCGGACGATACTGGACTTGAACCAGTGACCCCATGCTTAACAGGCAAGCGCTCTACGCAACTGAGCTAATCATCCGAGGTGTTTTCTTTCCATTAGGTTGTATAGTAAAGCTTTTAGGGGTGAGCTATGGCAGTCGAAGCCACATATGCCTCCTTCACAGGGAGGGTCCTTGCCACTTAGGATAAACTCACACCTAAAAACTTTACTCTTTCTTTCCATTAGGTTGTATTATGGCTTATTTATGTAAGCCTCAGGATTCGTTAGGTAATCAAAGAAACGGGTTGTCTTGTGAACAAAGTCTAGAATCTGTACAGCATTCACATCACCGTTATCGGCATCTTCTGCGAACTTTTGTAGTCCAGCTTTTAGGTGTACAAAATCAGCTCCACCATCAGCGGCTCCGAAAATATCCAGTAGTCTATCAATGTCTTTATTTGTTTGAGTTGTTTCGGTCATTACGCATTTCCTTAGTTCGTCTAATCATTTCGTCTCTGCCACGGCAATGGTCTACTATGGCGCAAATTGTTACGATACATAAAAAGATAATCCACATACTTCACCTCTTGTCAAAATCAGACAGTGTCGGATATTGATGAATTGTGTCCCGAGATTTATTTATGGAACACGCGGGTTCCCATGGGTTCTCGGGGAACCACTTTATTAATTTGAATGATGCATGTCGTACACAAATGCCACGACCATCAAGGCCATGAACAAGTAACCGACATATATAATGCTACTCATCATCTTCTGCTGCTTCTATATTAGGAACATCAGGGTCCTTCTCGGGAAGCATCATTACTGCTGGTAGTTCGACGACTCCAACTTCAAGATTCTGCTTCTTAGTAATTGAACCACGGTCCATAGTAGTTTCTGCCGCACGCTGTTTGATAGCTTGCACAGCGGGGATAATTCCTTGACCTTCTGCATTTTTACCTGCCATTGATTCTTTAGTTACAGCGATTGCTTCTGCTTGCATCATAATCATTTCATCTGCAAGGCGTTCTTCGATTTGTGTTCGAAGCTTCTTAAATAGGCCGTAGCCATATGTGCGGTCAAAGCCAGCCGCCTCAGCAGCATCTTTAACGTTTCGTAATTCCACGAAGTATTCGATGAACAATTCATGTTGTGCGGTAATGTTCATTTTACACTCCATAGGGTAATTTGGTGGTTATACTAATAGATAGCTTATAGTAATCTATAGTCCATCCTTTATTTAAACTTAATAAAGAGTCTTTTCTTTTGTCATTGCTGACAAACTCAATCTCTTTCCATTAGGTTGTATGTTTTTTCATCACTATTATCCCGTTAGAAGCCCTTGGAGCAGTTTTATCACCTCTTTATTACCCTGTAGAAGCCCTAAAAGCGGATGAATCACTAGGTAAATTCACCATAAGTCCCTTTAGAAGCCCTTGGAGCTGTTGAATCACAAAACAGACAGGTGTCGGATTTGACTGCTTTATAGCTATTTATAGTCTATTTATTGATGAATTTAAGGAAAGAATTAACTATAGAGGTCTAATATGGCCCTGTATGAGCCTGTATGACCCTGTATGTGTCCATTAGGTTGTGTGTTAGAGCGTGTGAATTCTCGTGTGAGACACGTGTATGTGGTCTATTAAGGGTCTATTAGGGCTCCATGGGGGCTGTTTTATGTGTTTACTAGTTCAATTTTCCAAAATTTATGTCAGGAACGCTGTTACCAGAGCGGCGGGGCGGGGTGTCCCTTTGGTTTCCCTATAGCCTCCTGTCAATATCCGACACTGTCTGTTTTTGACAATAGTTGTCTTATTTGCAGGAATACGTCATTGTTTCCTACGGGGACCTAAGGGATTTAACAGCTATATGAGTGTAATTGTGTATGCATTGTGTTGTATGGTTACGGTATACGGTCCTGTATGTGTTAAGTGAAGGGCACATATGCGAGTATGAACTACTGTATGTATCCCCATAGGGCCCTTGTTAGATACCACGTGTACTAGTCAGTATACCGTAGACTATTCAGTATGTTATCAAGTACGTGTATCCCGCGATAAACAGTACACAATATGGTATGGTTAAGTCAGGTATCTATAGGCTCAGGTTATGATAATAGTCAGGTATCTATAGGCTATGTTTATAGCTGTTAGCTCATTATACCGCATACCATTTAAAGCCCCTGTAAGCCCTGTAGAAGCCTCGCAGTACCCCGAGACAATACGGTCAAGGTATCAGGGAGAAATACCCGTCACGGGAATCGTTAGGATTATCAAGGGCTTACAGTTGTATATCCATACAGGTGGCATAGTCCTTGCTACGCGTGCGGTCCTTATTATACCCACGACATACCCCGACAAGGTCGCATTTCATAAAGGTTATAAGAACGTATTTCTTAGTCCAAAGTTGTCTTTCGCTTTTTCATTGCATGGCTTATAGTTACTACATCAAACAGAAACAACGTTCTTTAACAACTAGGCAAGCAAGGCGCGACACATACCCAAGCGGTTAACACTTCTAAGGTTATGCAGTCACTAAGCGCATTCACCCACACTACGCAAAGCGAATATAAGTCTATAGAGTGTGGCGTACAGCTTACCACAAGAGGATAAACCAGAGCGCTAACGGTAGCGTTCGAGCTTATCTTTTAACGCTTGTTAATACTCCAAAGGGCTATACACTCTTGTATAGTCACTTTCTTTTCAAGCCAAACGATTTATCAATAACAGACACTAGGCGGTTATCATGGTCTTTACAATCTTATTACTAGGCATACCAACGCTATTTTGTATCGCTGGCATTGCTTCACTCTTTCTACTAGATTAGGCGGTTATCATGGCTAAACTCAACAAAGGTATGCAAGCGTTAGTTATTCAAGCTAACGACGAACAAATACCACACCTTGTAAGCGTCATACGACGCAAGCAATCGAAGGACTTATCATTACCTCACTGGTATTACAATAAGCCTATAGCGTATTACGAAGGGCTTTTACAAGGAGCCTACGCGACAATCGAACAAATACTTATGGCACACAATCAATATAAAGGTTATGGTGTGTATCAGGGTGACGAGTTACACCGCGTTTATTGTGTACCAAGGGGCTAGGTATGTTTAATTACAAGGGCTTTTACATTTTCCTTGGGGTGTCTCAGTGGCACTTATGCGAGACTAACAGGAATCACATCAAATCATTTGACACCGCAAAGGGTGCAAAGATATCAGCGAGCTTAAGAGGTTAATATGATTGATTACGCATTATACATCGGCACTGTATTAGCTTGTTGGTTGGCATTCGCAGACCAATTACTACAAGGGCTGTCACTACTGACTCACATCTTACCATAGGCGCTTATGTTCACATTAAGGGTATTATTTGTCGCATACGGTTTCGTGTGCGTCCTTCAGTTTTTCATAGGGTTTTACTTGGCTATTAAGGTGATATTATGAAGGTTTTAATTAGCTCACATCAAAACGGTTTCACTAATCAAGAGAATCAAAAGGCAACCAAGGCATTCACAACTTGGTTAAAGCATAATCAATATACGTATGAGCCTTGTGTGGGCGTATACAAGGGCAAGAAAGAAACAGCGTTTTTAATCAAGACCACTAAACACGGTTTACCTTTGATTGAGGCGAAAGCTTGGGCTAATAATCAAGAATGTATCCTTACCATGAACGATAATGGTGAGAACGCTTGTCTTGTGTACCCCGATGCAATCCCGATGAGCCTTGGGAAGTTTCGCAAGGTGTTCAAGTTTCAAGCCATGGTAAGAGAATCATATACCATATTACACGGTCGCTATTACGTAGCAGGATAAATACATGAAAAGATTAGACGGTTTAAGCGTAGTTCTAGAAGCGGGTGAGGCAATCATAGCTACAGGAGTGAGGGGATTGCGTCACCTAACCACGGGTAAGACATATTACGCCATTAACGGCACTGAGGGAGGTATATTTGAGTCCTCGCCATATGTCACGGTTATAAACGACGTTGGCAAAGAGTATAGTTGCCATCAATCAAGGTTCTCACAGTAGGTTAATCATTAAGCCCTTGGGAGTCCTGAGGGTTTAAGAGTGAACTTATCAAAAACAGACAGTGTCTGATATTGACACTAACGAGGTTTATATGATTATTCAGGTTATTGTAGGTTTAGCGGGTTGTCTCATTCACCCCGTTATAGGCTTACTTGGTATCACCTTGGTTCATTTCATTCTGGTTAAGAAGGGGTTACGTGATGAGTAAGACAATGAAGCTTGTAATCACATTGAGCATTGTGTTACCTCCTGTAGGTTTCGCGCTTGCTGTTATCTTGGCTGCTGTAGGTATGAGCAGGGAGTACACCAATGATAAGTCTTAACATGCAATTCATTCTAGGTGGTGTGTTTATCATTGCTTTCGGGCTTATCATGGTCGGTGAGGGCTTCGAAATCTTAGGGGCTCCAATGGTAGCCATCGGCATCGTTATGTCAGGAGCGGGAAGCCTTGACGCCTTAATGGAGCATATACGCTCTAAAGGTTATCGCCTATGAACCGATGCAATGTTATCTGCACTAATGAGCACGGGCTATTGGTTCGACTCACACTAACAGAACGAGCTACGTTTGACTTGTTGTATCAACTAACAGGTAACGGGGCTCCACGGGATTACAAAGGGCGTCATAACAACGCTGATTACATATTAAAGGTGATACGATGAAAGCATATAAAGCACGCATTCAACACACTTGTGGGTATCCTGAGCCTCAATTAAAGGAATCACACATACTCACACAAGAGCAAGTTTATTCAGGCGGAGAGTTTCATAACTTCACCTGTACACCTTTTCAAGATTGCAATGGTATAGGTCACACCTTCGAATGTGAGCGCAATCTCACACGCTACCGTGTCATTATGAGTAGTCAAGGCGTGCTAACCTTAGGCATTGCCAAACGAAACGAGCGAGGCTTTACAACGGTTCAAGCTTGCTTATCAGGTCATACACGTTTATTACAAGGGGTGCAAGTTACTGGAAACTAAGGACTTTTTAACACTCTTGTAAGTATATTTCACATCTTTTGTAAGTAAATAACGAGGGCTTCACATGAATATTACTAACTTAGAAACACTATTTGATAAGATTGACGGCGAGATTTTACCGATTGCGCAACTGGTTCTGGATGCTGGTACTCAACAACGTGCCAAGACAGATAAAGCAGCAATCGACGGATACACCGAAAGCATGAAGGTTAACGGTGTCGAGTCTTGGGAACCAATACAGGTTATCCAGCTCACACACGCTCACACGCTCCATGACGGCTCTGAATTAACAGCAGGGGCTCACATACTGGTTAACGGCTTCCAACGCCTTGACGCTTGTATAGGGGCGAACTATGACACATTCCCAACTAAGGTGTGTGAAGGTACGTTCGAAGAGGCTGTTTATTACAGCATGATAGCCAACAAACGGAACGGGGTATCGCTGAAGGGTGCGGATTATCAAAAGGCAATCAAGAAACTATACATCCTTGATGCTGCATGGCGCGAACATGGCAAGAAGAAAGAACTTGCATTGTTGTTTGGCTGCTCAACCAAGACAGTTGAACGAGCTGTGAAAGCTATTGACGCGGAGGTAAAGGGGCAATGCTTTAATATGTTTGCTGAAGGTAAGACTAACCAGCAAGTAGTGGACTTTAGTCACAAGGCACTCAACACGATTAAAACGTGGCGTGAAGAGTACGAGCAGTCATTGGAAGACGAAGAGACAGCAAAGCAGGAAAAGGAGCAAGCAGAAGCGAAAGCGGAGGCTGATAAATCCGACCTGTCATACCTTGAAATGACCATCGGTGAGGCAATGAAGGTTGTGGATAAGGAGATTCAAGCGGCAATCCTTGCAATCCTTAATAATACCTACGGAGCCCAAGCAGCACAGGATGAGCCTAAGGCTAGTGACACGCCTCAAGATGATGAGCCTAGCAACGATGAACCTGACCCATCATTAAGCCCTATGGATGCCCTAGCGGCGCAATGGCGTACACTTGATGAGTATGGTGTACACGGTACAACCAAGGAAAAGGTAGAAAAGTACGTGAATAAGAAGGCTCAGTTAAACCGCTTGCATAAGCTTGCGCTTAAACAGTGTCACCCTGACAAGCACGGCAAGGACAACGCCGCGTTAGCAATCTTAATGGACGCATTCAGCACGTTAAAGAAGACGTGGGATTTTAAGTAATCAAACGGTGAGCCCTTCGGGGCTCCATTGGAATCATTGAGGGCAATGCAATGAGCAATAATAAAAAGACAGTAGCTTATGTCTGGAACGGTGAGAATCATCATTCATGGCAAGAAGCAACAAGCCACGGCGTATGCGAGACCATCGAGATTGATAGCACTAATCAAGGCTGTCATATTGAACACTTACGACAAGCGCTCTTAATGAGCAACCGCTTTACTGATAAGATGTCAATCACCTTAGTGATGGCAATCGTACACTTGAAAAGCTATTCAGTGTCGGCTGAGGTGTTAGAGTGGAATCAGTATAGTGTTGACGTGTGGGCTGCTAGCCGTGATGATGCTAAACGAATAGCGAAAGATGAGGGCATATTGTCCTTTAGTTCTAACGATGTAACATGGGGCTCATCGGTCTTTGAAGACGGTGAACCAACAAGCGACCGTAATCACACGGTTTACATACCTTAACTAACAGGAGCCCGTAAATTTATTCCATAGTCGGATAGTTGAGCTTTGATGACTAATAGTTATTTAGTGTTACGTCTTTATTGCAATGAGGGCGTAATGCAAAGAGCTATCAAACAACCGAGGTGATAACATGACACAAACAATCGGACATAGTGAAGCCTACGGAGGTTTACGTGGGCATTCCATCGGCTCCATATACCCAATGATAGTGGTATGTGTTGGCACTGAATGGCGCATACAGCATCCACATTGGGGCTTATGCACACCGACCTACCAGACAGCCCAAGAAGCCCACGACGAGGCTGTAGGGTTAAAGCGTGATTTCTTAAAAAGGCAATAACAGACACTGTCGGATATTGACGAGGTGATAACATGAAACAAGAATTTACCTTATTTCATTGCAGTCCTGACGACCGTGATGAAATTCCATGTGAAAATACACTCTTCTACAAGTGGCTTGCTAGCATGTACCAGTACACGCTTAGAACGCCTAAACTGGGGAATGATATTGCTCGTTACCTCACGCTTGATGTAGAGAACGGCGAACGTATCACAAAGATTCACGCGGAGCGCTTAGGGGAAATCTGGGTAGAGTTCTTTACCCAACACACTAAGCCTATGATGGCGGTTAATCATTTACATTAGGGGATAACATGACAGAGAAAAAACAGTGTCCTTTCGAGGCTGAAGAAAGGAAAGAACGAGTAATCGCTTTAAAGTTAGTAGGAAGCTTGGTAGCTTTCTTTTTGTTTTGCATTTTCCTTTCTAGTCAGGTGTAAATATGAAGTGTGGTTTATTGTTTAATCTCGGGAGTGCTTGGATAGGCTGTCATTACAGCTCACATAACAAGCGCTTTTGTATCAACCTAATCCCTTGTTGCACCCTATGGATAACAAGGAAAGGTGGGAGAGTACCACATGCACATTAAAGTGACCTACGGTGATAAGCTGGTCGGGGTTTTCGAAGAAGATTCCATGTTCATGCTACCGCTAGCACGCAAGGTTTCCGATGGTTACATCAAGTCATTTCTAGCAGACCTACGCGACGGTGAAGTTGTTGTTTATCAAGACTTTGACGGCATTTTAATTGAATTTCAGAAGGTAAAATATTATGAGTTTGACAACTGGGACGCAAGACATGGTTAAACAGATAGTCCTCGGGTCTAACATTAGCGATAACCAGTTGGATGAGATTTGGCACGCAGTGCAAGCCGCTAGACGTAACCGTCGCCAGCAAGCCCCAAGAGCACCCAGTGGAAACACTAATGCTTCTGCTGCACCTATCCGTCCTCTTAAGAATAGACCCTCACGGAAGCCTTCAGGGAGTCCACAGGGCTCTATTCACGGTAGCGCACAGCCTGACCCTGATTTCTTTGCTGATTGGTCAGTCGCGGGTGATGATGGTATGTCACCTAAACCAGTTGACAACACGGACTCTATCAACTATGAGCCGGACGAGTCAGTATTTGAGGACAATGATTTCGAGAATGCTCGCAACAATCGTGAGCACATCGACAACGTTATGAAGAGGATGTTTTAATGAAGCCTAATATCATTCCTTGGGAAGCCATAAAGGAGAAGCCTGAAATTCAGTTGTATATTCAGTCCTTCTTAATAGCTAACCTACCACTGTTTCACAATGTAGAGCAGATAGGACACCGTTGGACACTTCGACATCCTATCGCAGCTCAGTTTATGAACGCAAAGATTCACGGTGATTGGCAGTTTTTCCTAAATGAGCTTAGTGCTGAGGACACATTAGCCATTTATGAAGCAATTATCGTGGTTAAGACACTAATGAGTGAGAGCAAGAATGGTTTCACCTTCATGGGTGATGCTTAATAGGTGTCAATATCCGACACTGTCTGTTATTGACGGGCATTGTCGGAATTACACTCTTATGAATGAGGTACTTTAAGAATCTATAGGATTACTATTATCCATACCTTATATTAATCCTATAGAATATCTTTACTGAGGACTGAGTGATGAGCTATAAACAAGTGGCTGAGTTATATGCAAATGACATAGATAGAAAACTGATTGCGACCTTGACTGGTAAATCAGTAGATGATGTGAATTTGATATGTGATAATGAAGACCTTGAATCACGTATGAGTGGTGAAGGTTATAAACGCTTTATTGAACGTCAAGAGGATTTAAAGGCACGTGGTAAGGTATTTGAAACGAACGCTGTGCTGGACTTTGTGTACCAGACAGTGCGCCCAGTAGCTGACCTCATTGAAGAGTATAAATTGGCTCATCCGAAAGGGATGGAAGCTAAGTGCTTAGTGAAATATGACTCTTTCAATATGGCGCTTTCTGCTATACGCTGCATCATCGGTTTATCACAGAAAAGTGGTAAGCAATTAAAATTCACAACTGCTTGTATTAATGTGATGGAAGCTATTGACCTAAACATTGAAAAGAATATGGCGGTTAAATGTGGTCGCGTGGTACTAGAAGCTGTCTTGCAACACACGGGTGATAAGTTCGAAAAGGTGTTAGAGACTGACGGTAAGAATGCTGTTTATGTGATTAATGCAACCGAAGCGTTTTTCGCGTGGGAAGAGGAATTAACCGAAGAATTAGCTGAAATGGCAGTGATGTTTCGCCCTATGGTAGTCCCTCCGCGTCCTTGGGATGGCTTACAATCCGGTGGATATCACCATGAAACACTTAAACGTTCGTTCATCCGTAACCGCAAGAAGCTACCGTTATCCCAATACGGAACCAAGGCGATACCAAGAGTGTATGAGGCAGTCAACAAGATTCAAGCGACGCCCTTTGCGGTTAATCAGTTCGTATTAGACACCGCATTAGCACTTAAAGAGCAAGAAGTGTATCATAAGAAGTTCCTTCAGGAGCTACCAGAAGCCCCTCACGACCGTTACGCGAGAGATATACGTAATGCTATTGAGAAAGACCAAGAGCTTCTAGGGCTCGATAAGGATGAGTTTAACGTAGCATTGGAGAACGATGCCTATGACCCCGAAACAGGTAAGAAGAAACCGAAGTCGAAGCTTATCACGTTTGGTAAGTGGATTCGTAGCCAGTTACTCAAGATTGTTGATGGTGCAGCCTACGACGCTAAGATGCGTCTGGAAGCCAACCGATATGACCTAGTCCAACTGCTCAAGTATAAGAAAGCTCTAACCTCGGTGAAGAGTAAAAATCGAGTGATTAACACTGCCCTCAAGGTAGCCTGTGATTACCGAGAGTACACACAAATATTTTTCCCACACAATCTTGATTGGCGTGGACGGATTTACCCTATGACTGCTGGACTCACTACGCAGGGTGTAGGATTACAGAAGGCTTTACTTAAGTTCGACAAAGGCTTAGCCATTGGACGTGAGGAAGCTTTGCAATACTTATTAGCGCACGTTGCTGGATGTTGGGGCTTAGACAAAGCTCCGTGGGACGAGCGTATAGAATGGACGGCTAACAATCGTGAATTTATACAGAAGGTTGCAGATAACCCAGTTGATACGTTTGATACGTGGAAAGAAGCTGATTCCCCGTGGTTATTTATTGCGGCTTGTAACGCCATGTCTGATTATTACAAGAACGGGCTTAGCTCTTTATGTGATATACCGATTCCTGTTGATGGCACATGTAACGGTGCTCAACACTATGCAGCTATGACGCGTGATGCTCATGGTGCTTATCAGGTTAACGTGATGCCTAATGGAACCAAGGGACTCCGTGACCGTTTAACGAAACTACGAGGTAAATTAAATGGATAAGCATGAAGCCTATGCACTAGGTTATGAAGATGGTACGTACTGCGATATTAATAGTCGTATGTACGTTCCCACACAAGTCCCTGAGGACTTCAAAGGCGATTACCTTCGTGGTGTTCGCCATGCCATCGAAGACCGCATTAGTTAATCAAAAACAGACACTGTCGGATATTGACGAGGTAACTTATGTCAAGCAATGTTAAACGCTATTACTACAAGAACAACAAAGGTCAGCTTATGGTGCTTCACTCAGTGCTCACCTTGAAGGTCTTACGGTCACGCCTATCGAGAACCTATGCGGGTCGGCAGGATGCCCCAGAGGCTCCAAGAGGCACACTGCTGAGGGTTATCACATGACCATTGAGATACACCTTCTGATAGCCTTAGGACTTGTGATGATTTACTCAGCACATCCCATATGGACACTCTACCGACACGATAAGACATATCCAATAACATCCTTTCGAGAACTATGTGTATTCACTACAATGATGTTGCACATCCCCACAATAATAGTTGCCTCCTTGTGCCGCCACGGTATCAAAGGATTCTTTAAGTTCTTCACGGAGAAACAATAATGACCTTCACTGACGACGCTCTAACCCTCCTTATCAAAGCTGGCTTGACCGATGATGAAATCGTTCAACACGTACACTTAAACACTAAGCCAGCCGACCTATACGGAGCGGTTGCTGAAGTCGTCACTCAGGTCTTAATGGGTGATAAAGAAACCCTAAAGCTTATCGAAAAAAGTAACAAGTCATTCCTTGACCGCATCAAAGATATGTTTGGCAAGAGTGATGTAGTCGAGGTTATCGAGTGGTGGAAAGAATTGGGCATTACACGCTCAGACACTAAAGCCATTGTGATGACCTTTCTTTACGGCTCAAGTGAATATGGTAATCGTGATTCAATTCAGGAACGTATTGATGAGCGTGCAGAGGAACAGCTTGAAAAGGGTCTAGACTCCTACTGGGATAGAAGTGGTGCAGACCTATGGAAAGAACAGCGTACAGTCGCAGTGACAACCATGGTTCGTTTAATCCGTGGTGCAATGTCAATCGTATGTCCCTCAACTGTACAAACTATGGATTGGCTGCAACAAGTCGGACTCATCCTTGGTGAAAGAGATTTACCGACGCGCTGGAAGACGAAGTTAAACTTCCCAGTATGTCAAGATAATCCGAATCGTGTTGTTAAGAAAGTCCAGTGTTTAGAACATGGTAAGCGTATTTGTTCAATTCAGATTCGTGTACCAGCAACCACAGGGAAACGATTAGATGCAAAGAAGATATCAGCGGGCATTGCTCCAAATTTCATTCACAGCTACGATGCGTGTCACCTACAGCTTGTGGCACTCGGTGTTAACACTATCTATTTTCATATGATTCACGATAGCATGGGTGGTCAGGTCGCTTGTATGCCTGAGTTTTCCTATGTACTCCGTGACACCTTTTGCGACATGTACGCAGACGAAGACGTTCTCTTTGATTTCTGGATGGAAAATGATGGCGATACTTTAGCCCTTCCAGCCCCGAAAGAACTAGGCGACTTCAACGTGAACCTTGTTCGTGAATCAAAGTACTTTTTCCACTAGAGGGCAAGATATGAACATGCAATTTCGAATCGACCACATGCTATGGTTACTCATGGTACTAACAATTATCACCATGGGCTTCATGGGCTTCGCTGGTGAAGTCGCGGTTACAATCATCTTGGGACTTAACGTTTACTGGATAGCCTTTTATCTGAATGTGTTCTTTAAAGCGACCAATCAGAACCCACCGAAGGTTGTAGTCAAGAAGAAAAAGGATTTCCGTAAGAAAATGAAGGATGCAGCAAAGAGGAAAGACAAATGAGAAAAGCATTTCACAAAGCGTGTGAGTCATTGTTTTACTTCACATTTTACATGGTAGGCTGTGGTCTAGTCATTGGTATGTTCGTTACCTCTGGTTACATACTGGCTCAATAACAGACACTGTCGGATATTGACACTAAGCCCTGACCTTAATCGGTTGGGGCTTTTTTGCGTTTACACCCTTATGACAAGAGAATTTCAATTAATTTAACGAGGGTAGAATTATGAAAGAGAATACAAAGTGTAACCTTTTCCTTGCCATCCTATTTACAGCTTTAATAGGCTGCTTATTCTTCGGTGCTGGCACAGCTCGGGCTGAACATCCAGATAATGAGTGTATGGAACTGCTCACTGAAAACCCGCAACAATGGGGTGAAGAAGCTAACAGTTACTTGGAAGATATTTATCCAGAGTATGTTGTAGCCGCAACAACCAAACCAGAACTCCAACAAGCTGTATCTAGTTTACTGGTTAGAGCGTGTAATGACCTTGGCGACCTTGAAATGGCTGTTGATTTAGTTGTTGAAATGTCTAGTGCAGTTGTATTTGATTTAGATGAAGAGGTATCACCATAATGTTTGATTCTTTAAACCAATTCTTAGATACACATCGTGTAACTCTTCTAGTTGCACTCGCTTTCTTACTTGGCTTAGTCGCAGGTCATCGTTATGAACCTCTTCAAGCCTCACAATATCCTACTTATGACCTCGAAGCTGAAAAGGCTTGTGTCACTCAGGCTGTCTTCCATGAAGCCCGTGGTGAGCCTGTGAAGGGCTGGGATTTAGTCATCGCAAGTGCTCAGACGAGAGCCCTTGACCCTCATTGGAAAGCCGATACACTTTGTGGTGTTATCTACCAATCCGAACAATATAGTTTCACCTTGCACGATGATGAAGTATTACGTCAGCGTGAGTTGAAAGATTTCGAAAAATTTAAAATCATTGAAGACTACGTGGATTCCACATGGGGTCTTAAGGATGTCGGGGAGTTCAATGGGGTTAACCATTATCTTCGATGTGATGTTCGTAAAACTGTCGCCCACAAATGGTGGAAAGGCATGAAATTTTTAGGGCAAGTAGGAGCCCACTGTTTCTACAAAGGGTACTAAATGTTAAACATGATTCGTGGAGACACCATTTACTGTCAAGCTGTAGATGGCGAGTTTTTCTTTAAAGGTAATCGTATCGTGCGTAACCCTGTCGCGGATAGTGATGGGGATATTCAGGTCTACTGTGATAACGGTAATGACTGGTTTTACGTACCTTTGAAGTGTATTGATAGCCATTTTTCGAACGGCTTTAAATCAGCTCCACCTCCAACTGGTAAAACAACTGACTTAGGTGAAGCTTTCTGTCAAGCTTTCGCTGAACTTCCGGCACAAGCTGCCATCATTGATACATTAAGTATCACCGAACAATTGCAAAAGGAACTACCAATGGCTAACTCTGTAGGCTGCACAAATTCACAACGTCGCACACTTAATCTTGTACTAATCGATGATGATGCGGGTCTTGAAGATGAAGACTCAATTGTTGGTTCATACACGTGCATCACTTCTGACTCAGATTCAGTAGCAATCAATCAGCTAGTATCTGAAGGTAAAGTGACACGTGATATCGACAAGCACAACAAAAAGCGTGTTGAAATCGTGAACAAAGATATTCTTAACCGAACTGGTAATACTGCAAACCTATTACCTATCAAGTTAAAAGATTTACGTTTCGAAGTAAAATAAGTGTGATTACACCCTTATGAAGAGAAAGTTTAGCGGCACTGTCAATATCAGACAGTGTCGCATTTTGACACTAGAGGGTAAAGTTATGAAAGTAGATGAAAATAGTAATATTGTAGGTGTCCTACAATCAATCAATGCTGGTAATCACGACACAGTGTGTCAAGCTATTCGTGATGCTATGCCGGACAACTTCTTCTCGACGCTTCTACATGATGGTCGTGAATGTACCACAGATGGCGTTCAATTCGTGGAGCTAAAGACTCCCTTGAACGGTCTTGACTACCTTGTGTATCCCCAAGTAATCGAGATTCCACAAGAGGGATTCTACGCTGAAATCTTAGCGGAAGACTTTAAGACCTGTCTAGAAAACGCGGGTGTTATCATCGCTACCCTTGGGCATCCCATGAGTGACTTGGGATTATGGGTACGTCTTATCTGTATTCGTTTCAATGTCAATATTTTAGACAGTAGCCAACCACTATTGGATGCTGTCAATGTAGCCCTTCAAACAGTTCTTGAATTAGATAAAACTGGTTGTTGGTTAGTGAACGCTTGTCTGCACCACTGTGCTCAAGTAGAGCACTCCACGTACCAAGAAGTTATGGAAGCGTACACTTCTTGGACAGACGATGAACAAACTGAATTCATTCAGAACACATCAATCGCAATGGGTTTCCAAATCGAAGAGGGTTAAATCATGCCAGTATCAAATAAGCCACGTCATAAGCGTAATGTAAGCGTAGAAAATTCAGTTGCACGTACAGAAGGTGCGTCCAAGATTCTCAAGCTGATTTCATCGGCTACTCAGGGTGATGTATTAGCAGTGCCACGTACAGTGCAGCACATGTTATCTTACCACAATCAGCAAATCTAATGGTCAGCCTTATGTTGTTCATCCTCATTATTTGGTTTCTCACCAAGGAGTAACTATGCTTCAGGAAACTTATTTGAATATCAGTGATACCGCTGCTATTCGTGCTTTTCACGCCACTGCTGCACACCGTGGTATTCGTATTCGTCGCTTCTCGTTAGAGCGTAGCGGTCGTCAAGTCACCATCCGTCAGAAGGTAGCTTAATATGCAATTTGCAACTCAGCACATCAAGGTCAAAGGCAAGGGTGGATATTCGTTCCATCGTCAAGGCGATACTACATGGAAGACCGACGGTAAAGGCATTCCTTTCGAAGTTACCAAACACGCTTCAGTAGCTGCGGCTGCTAAAGATATGAACGAACGTAACCAATCAGGCGCGGGTGGTGCATAATGGAAGCTACTTTTATTGTTCCAGTGCTGCTCTTGGGCGCACTTATTGTTTACAAAGTTTGGGGTGTGATTATAGCTAGCAAGAAGGAATTACAAGACAAGGAATGGTAATTACACCCTTATGAAGAGAAAGTTAACCTAAAAGGTAAATCTCATGTAAGAATGTAAGGCTATAAGCCACCTCCGATACTTAAGATAAGAATTCAGTAGTTCCCTAGATTGAGCCTAGGGGACTCCTGTGAGAATCCTTAGACAATACTTTAACTATCCCTAAATAGTGCCAGTATGCAGACTTCGTGACTTACTCATAAATTTCACGAGGGTTCTCTCAGGAGTCATATTGACTTCACTGTGTCAATTCAGACATCATTAGGTGTATGAACCACAGGTGCTCTTTAACAATAAGATGGGAACCAAACTCCTCTAAAGTAAGGTATATCATCAATCAGTAACACTGGATAAAACTGAAAGAGACTCGACGTAGGTCGGTGAGCGAAAACAGGCATAGTGTGAAATAACACACCTCTCTTAAACCAGTGCTGCTCATTAAGTACATTCGACACATCAATATTCAATAGGACGGAAGCGCCTAAGGTTATTGTACGAGTGTATTTAATGAGCGGTCGTATTCATCACCGCCAACCTGTAATGTGGCTCTTTGGCGAGAGTCAAGCTAGCGGGTGTGGTGAAAAGTTCCGCAACTTATTTAGGAGTCATTATGACTGACCGTGAAAAGATTCAAATCCTTAGAAGCTGTACCTTACAAGTCGGGCATACCGATGGACAGCCATTTGAAAAAGGATGTGTCACCGTTTGTTCCGGTCGAAGTTACGACTTGTTTGCCATCGGGGAGATTCAGGAAATTATGAATCACTTCAATAGCATGGCAGCCTTCGGCAGCATTCCGTCACCCACTGACAGATTCGTATATCGTATGTTTCAAGACAACGGTATCATCACAGCTTTCGCATATCTAGGCGACTGCATGAATGCTGAAGATAGAGAAGAAATTTAGGATAGGTAGCTCAGTTGGGAGAGCATCCCCCTCATACGGGGACGGTCGCTGGTTCGAGTCCAGCTCTATCCACCAAACAAACGGGAAGTAACTGGTAATTATCATCCAGCTTGGCTAGGACGGTACTTTGGTTCACCACGCATAGGTGGTTCTGAGGTGTGCGTTCGTGGAGTCATAATAGATGGAGGTGTGAAATCCTCCCTTCCCGACCAAACAGGAGCAATTTATGGAATGGCTTATAGCTTTTCTAGTAAGTTTCGTAGGCGTAGGTCTGCGAGGGCTCCAAACGCACAACATAGTAGATGGTAATTTCAAAGCTGCTGGTATAACCAGTGTCCTCATGGGAACCACAAATGTCGCCATGATAGGTCTAGTAGCTGCTGACCCGTACTATGTAGCAATACCTGTAATCGTCGGGAGTACCTTGGGTGTACTCACATCAATGTGGTGGAAAAGACGATAAGAACAAGGCAGCGTTCCCTTATATCTCAGTAAGCAGCCCGTCAAACTCTTTGATTACTGTGGGAACCGCTGCAACCAAATTAGTGAACGGTGATGGATGCACCAATTCGAGAAAGTTCCTGTCCTCGTTCACTAGCTCAAACAATGGTTTCTTGAAGTCCACCTCCCTACTCTCACGACTTCTTTATTCAGGGTAATTCCGAAAGAAACCCTCAAATTCTTATAGTGACGCCCAGCGGTGTCCTTCGAAATCCACCTCCTATAAGCACTAACCCTTCGGGGATTTGCCCAACGAGCTGAGTTAGTAGATAAGATGGCGAAAGCCCCAAACTCTAAGTGAGTCTTTTAATACTAGGCACTTAGAGCCCTTTGGAATGCCCGTGGAATCACACAGACGCCCTCACTGTGCCATGGGTATCCCAAAGGGCAGCCCTCCCCCTTGTTCCTAGCAACGCGACCGAATCTGGTTTGGCGCGTCGGGATGTATCAGCAATCAAACCAGTCAGATGTATCTCATGTCTAGTGGGCTTCTGAATGTCACCGTAAAAGTCTCCAAGGGTTCCCTGACGTATTCAGTGGTCTCAAAGATGACGCACGCGGTGGGATTCAGAAATCCTCTGGGTTTCCCTCCAAGTAAGACAGCCGATTCCTAGGGCTTTGTACAGGGAGCCGAAAGGCGAATGAAAGAGTGGATTTTAAATAATTCAGTGAACTCAGAATCTACGGGTTAACGCCCAATTTTTATTTAGATAATGAGAAAAATCCATAAATGTCAATTATTAAAGGTGAAGTTTTATTCGCATCAACTGCTAGTGTAGATGATAAGTTCGGTCCACCGGGTAACTATTACGTTACATTGCTGGTAGACGAGGAAACGTTTGCAGACGCAGAAGCAGATGGTCTTAAATGTAAGCGCGGTGACTATAAAGGTACGCCACAACTTACAGTTAACCTGAAGCTGAAAGGCGGTGGTACACGTCGTGACAATACGACTTATATCAATAAGCCAATTACTGTTGTAATTAAAACACCAGAAAACAGCAAGGCTCCTTATCAGGAGAAAGCCCACGATGAAAATGGCGACGTATGTATGCGTCAAAAGGAACTCGTTCGTGGCTCATTAGTCCGTGTATCGTACAAAGCACGTGAGTGGACTATGATGGGTAAATCAGGCGTAGCGTTCGACCTTAAAGCCGTACAGGTTTTAGTTGAAGGTAGCGGTTCACAAGACCCAACCGACGAATTCGATGACGATGACGACGGTGACTTTTAAGCAATAATACGGAATCCAATCACTGCGGTGGTTGGCTTCCTTTTTTTAATCAAAATCAGACAGTGTCGGTTATTGACACGGGAGCAAGTAATGACTCAAGTGTTCGGTAGCCATGTTTTAGATAGAATAATTGTGGTTCACAATAAAAAATTCTACGCATATAATCATGCTTACAGTAAAGCTTTAAATCTGTTCACAGAAGAACAGTGGGTTAAACAATCAGGTAACGCTATGTGTGAACAGACACAAAGCCGTGCCATTAATGTACTGACAGCATATGACGTGGAGAAATTACATGAATTTCAAACAGAACCTAATCATCAATATCTTCTTTATCGCAGCAGCTATTATAGCGCTCTCCTTCCCTTTACAGGTTAGAGCTGACTCATTCATTCTAGGTGGTGGTTCGTACCATCTACAGACGCGAGATTATACTCATGACGGTGAAAACGTTAAAATTAATGAGGTCAATCCAGCCTTCGGCTATCGCAATTCTCGTTATGAGGTCTCAGTTATCTATCTTATGGAGAACTCGTACAAGAACGAATCTCTCGCTATTGCTTGGAATCCGCGTTGGGAAGTCACCCCGACTATGGACTTAGGTTTACGCCTCGGTGCAGCCACTGGTTACGCTGATACTCCCGTGGATTCCGAAGTAGTCCCTGTGGCAGGTTTTGATTTCACCTATGATATGGGTGCATTCTATTTAGTTCTGGGCTTCATTGCACCAGAAGTTATCACATTACATTTGGAAATTCCCTTATGAACAAGCATACACGTATGAGACCAAACCGTAATCGCTTACACCACTTCCATGATTCACAAAAGAACCATGAGAAGACCAAGGGGCGTAAAGAGTCCGCTCAGAACTCCCCAAAGCCTCAGGCGGATTACAAGGAGCCTCACGATGGTTAACCAAAAGAAGGACTGGTATATACGGACTTCCGAAGTACCATTCAACGGCAAGAAGATATCACATTCTGAACTACGCGTGGCAACGCTTGATGAAGCAAATGTCGCGCTGCTCGAAGCTGCCCAACGGGTTGCAATACTCAATGGTAATACACGACGATTGTCAACCTATTACGTCGAACCATTGTTCCATGCTTGTGGATGTGGAGACTCTGACTAATGGCGAAATCGAAGGAATCATTATTGTCGGTGCGGGAACAGGCTCAGTTGGAATTGGACGCGGAATCATTTCGTGCCTCCGTGGACAAGGAAAAAGCTTTTTTACGTAAGGCTAAATGGTGGCATAAGTTCATCCCACGTATCAAAATCTCAATAGGTAAATGGTAATGAATAAATCCACTACCAATCATATGGGCGCTAAGGTGTTCCCTGAAGTCTTAACGTTCTTAATGCTGGTTATCTGTCTTATTGTGTTCACTGTTATCTTTAACTCAGCCGGACCAGCATCACAGCTAATCGTATTCATGGCAGGACAGTTCTTTACTGCTCTGTTAATTTGTGTGAACTACCATGTTGGTACGTCGCAGTCATCAGCAGCTAAATCGGAGAAGTTAAATGCCATTATTAAGTGAAGAACTCACACCACGTGAGATTGCTCAGCAAGAGTTAGACCAAGAAGCTAATAAAAAGGGCGTCAAGCTTCTGAAGGAAAAACTTCGTCAGTTGAAGCAAGCTCGTACCATTGTTGCTAACCTAGAGCGTGAAGTTGACGACCTAGAAGAAGCAATTGACCAAGGCAACGTGTAATGGCAATGATGCCTAACATGTCCGGCGGTTACAGAGGTAGTATCGAACGCCCCGATGTTGCCCTAAGAAACCAACCAGTTCCCGTGGAATTCTGCGGGTGGCGTAGTGATACCTTACGTCTTCAACAAGCTGGCTGGCAAATTGCTATTAGTCATGACGCACGATGTTTTGAGGATATCTTTATCTTCAACCATGAGAACCTAAGGCTCCAAGGGGTTTCTCGCGGTTACGACTCGTACGATGCACTTTCACAGCGACGCCATCAAGGACGTTTCCAGAACGTTGCACCGATTCAAATTCAGTACATCGGGAACATCAGGGCTGTTCAAATGAACACCACTGTCAACTTTCTAGAAGCTAAGACGATTGATTGTACTCCCAGTTATGCAGAAATGACTGAAGTGGATTTAGCTACATTATTCACAGTAGTTCCGAATCAGCAAGAAGCTCTGTTTGTAGACAAAGCGGATATGTCTGTAGTTGACCACTTACAAGCGGTTATCGACGGGCAACGTGACAAGCAAGCTGAACTACGTATGAAACACCGTAAGCGTTTAGATGGTTGTAAACAGAACTTAGAAGCCCCTAGTGACATCCTCCTTCAAGTTCGTGCAGCGTGATTTACACTCTTATGAACAGAAGGTCGCATTACCCTGAGGGGTCTATGTGACCTTTTATTTAGAGTTCACTGAATGAATCAAAATCCGACACTGTCTGATATTGACAGGAGACAGAATGAAAATAGTTATTAATGCACTACCTTTCTCATTTGCTCGTTGCTTTAAATTTCCTATTGAAGTAGAAGCCACACAATTAGAGAGTGGAAGCTTTTTAGTATACGGTGAAGAGTTCACCAAACATCATTTCACTTTCAAGTACAAGCAGAGATTCACTAAAAAATTCCGTGAGACTGGCTGGTATGTTGACCATAGACATGTAATAGAGGTTCGAGATGTTTAAGAAATTCCAGAGTATCACTAACACCAAATTAAAGTATCTTGCCCATTGGCAACTTACACATGGGGACCAATTGGTTCACGTAACTGAAAAGATTCATGGTGCAAACTACCAAGTGTCCTATGATGGCACAGGGTTCACCGTGGGTAGCCGTAAGAAACAACTCGGAGCCACCGAAGGTTTATATTCAGACCTATCTATTCGCGCTGTGTTCTGTGAACGTGTTAAATTACTTTACACGATTATGAAGGAACAGACCTTAGCCCAAGAGCAAGCTGCTTTAGCTGGCAAGGATGTCCTCATTAAACAAGGTAAGCTTGATGATGCCGAACAATTCTATAAGCAGACTGCGCCGTCAATTTCTCCTACGTTTAAGTCTATCCGAGTTCGTGGAGAACTATATGGTGGACTCTACGAGCACGAAGATGTCTGTAAACTCGACATCAAGCGGGTGGGCAAGGGTGGTATTTCCTACGCTCAAAACGCCTCCGTCGCTGTGTTCCGTGTTGAAGTCGATGATGTGCCACTACCGTGGGCTCAAGCGAAACTACTATGTTTCTGCGTTGACTTGCCAACCGTACCAACGGTTTTCAATGGAACGTTGGATGAAGCAATTGAGTGGAGCGCTGCACACGTTCAAGATAATACACTTATCCCAAATGGAACCCCATGGCTTCAGCCAGATGGAACCCCATTGCTTCTCGATGGAGCCGTTCAACCTTTACCCTTTATCAAAGGTAACGGACGTGAAGGGCATGTTATCGAATTCCAAACACCTATCACCATGGATGATGGGCGTAATGTGATTTTCAAGGATATCAATCCTAATCACGCAGAGACCTCGAAGGTCAAAAAGAAAGTACCAAAGGTAGCCCAGTTAAACCCTGAGCAAACCTATGTGGTCGCTAATATTTCCGCAGGTTTTACCGATGAGCGTATCATTACTCAGTTCTCTTACGATGAATATCAACGTAAGGATTTCATGCTGGTGATGGGTAAGGTTCTACAGGATTGCCTAGGGGAACGTCGTCAAGTTGACGGCACAGTCGAAGATTTCTTTACCAATGCCTCAGCGGCTGACCGTAAAGTTGTCACTAAAGAATTAATGCGTATTGCGTGTCAAGAGATGCGTAACAAATACATGGAGCTAACCAATGGCTAAAGAACAAGTAGACATCACGAAGGTAGACCGCGAGGCTCTTGAAAACGTCGTGATGCAGTTACAAACTGACAACAAATTAATGGCTCAGCAAATCATTGCAGCCAACCGCCTTAACCGCGACCTTGAAGCTCAGCTAGAAGAAGTAGGTTCACGCCTATTAGCAGTGCGTTCATTGGTCGGTAAGATTGACATCATCGTCGGTCTTAAAGATTTACCAACCGGAGAAACCGATGCCTAACACACTCACCGTCTATCAAGAGGTGAAGGAAACAACTGACCAGAAACGTCGCCGCTTAGCAACTGAGTTGAATCTCATTGTACAGCAGCTTAATTCTAAAGTCGGTGAAATCCTAGAAGAAGGTGTTGACGTAGATATCATCCATCGTGACGGCACAGTCGTTAGTGGTGATGATGCTCTTATCTCAGTCGCAGACTGCTCATACCAGACCAAGCGTAAGCACTACGGTCGATGAGTGATAAGCCGAATTCGGTACTCAGTAATCAACCACACTGGCATGATGATTGTATCCCTAACCCAAAGGGATGCGATAGCTCAGATGCGGTGACTGTGTATGACGACGGCTCTGCTTGCTGTTTTGCGTGTATGACACAGCTATTCCCTAATCCCAAGAAGTATGGTTACGACCAATGGGAGAACGGTGAAGGAGCGATTCAATCACACACAAAACAACCTGAAGTTAAGAAGCCTACTATGTCCACCTCAACTCTTGAACATGAACTCAGAGTGTACGAGAAGGCAAAGTTTAAAGGTTTCCCCGATAGGAAAATTTCTATCGAAACTGCTCAGTTCTATGGTGTTAAAACCGACTTAGCAGGAAATGTTTACTTTCCATATTTCAGCAAGACAACACACAAAATCTGTGGTATCAAGAAACGCACCCCTGATAAGAAATTCTCTATCATTGGTGACATCACTGGTACAGATGTCGGGCTGTTCGGTCAGCAGAAATTCAAAGCAAAGGGTAAATATTGTACGACTCACGAAGGTGAATTCGATGCACTAGCTGGTTATCAAATGATGGGCAGCCGCTTTGCGAACCTTAGTATTCCCACGGGAGCCCCTTCGGCATCCAAAGGAATCAAAGCAAACATTGATTATTTAGAATGTTTCGAAAAGAATGTTATTAGTTTTGATGGCGACGAACCGGGACGAGATGCCAGTTTGAAGGTTGCACCAATCTTTGAGCCGGGTACATGTTTCATTCTGGAACACCCAGAGGACCACAAGGATGCTTGTGAATGGTCTAAGAACGGCGCAGCCCAACTATGGATGCAGATGTTCTGGGACGCTAAAGTTTATACTCCTGCGGGAATTGTGAACTTAGCGGACGACTTCGAATCACTATTTAATCGAGAAAACAAAGAGTCCATCCCATATCCTTGGGAAGGGATTAATGAAAAGACTAACGGGCTCCGATACAAGGAACTGGTGTGTTTAACATCAGGCACAGGTATGGGTAAGTCTACAGTCGTAAGAGCTTTATGTCACCACCTCCTAGAAAATACCGATGATAATATTGGTGTCTTATTCCTAGAAGAGGACCCAGACCGTACCAAACTTGGTATCATGGGTTATCACTGTGGTAAAGCCTTACACCTTAATGAAGTCTTCGTTGAACAAGAACGAGATTTCATCAAGAAAGCCTATGATGAAACTGTGGGTTCTGGACGTTTCTATGCGTTCAACCACTTTGGCTCAGCAGCCGTGGACGACCTATTGGCTAGGATTCGTTATCTCATCAAAGGTCTCGATTGTAAATGGATTGTACTAGACCACCTTTCTATCATTGTTTCCGGTTTAGATACTGGTGATGAACGCAAGGCTATCGACTTGGCTATGACTAAGTTGAGGACCATTGTAGAAGAGACAGGTGTTGGTATGATTCTGGTTTCACACTTGAAACGTGTGGGACAAGGTAGAAGCCATGAAGATGGCGGTCAGATTTCTCTTAGTCACCTAAGGGGTTCTCAGGCTATCGCACAACTTTCTGATATTGTAATCGGTCTTGAACGTGACCAGCAACATAAGAATGCTGTGATTGCGAATACTACCAAGGTACGCGTTTTAAAGAATCGTTATACTGGCAAGGTGGGCTTATGCTCACACTTACTATTCAATCCCGATACAGGGAGGCTCGTTGAAATCGACCCAGATACTCTGGACTTCGGTGACGACGATGACCCTACTCACGACTTTTAAAAGGTAACGACATGCTCAAGGAATTACATTTAGAAAACTACCCAATCCGTGTACTGCTATGTACCTCATTTACTGAAACACAGCACATGTACGATGTGTTTGGTGTACCATTCAAGGCACAAGGCGCAGCATTTGTTGAACGCCTCGACACTGACAATCTCGGAGCTATCTTCGTTATTGCCTTTGATGACCTTGAAACAGCGCTCCGAAATGATATTCTTTGTCATGAGCTTATTCATCTTAAAAACCAAATCTTCGAGTATGTTGGTGTTAAGCTGGATTTTGCTAACGATGAGCCGGAAGCTTATTACTACGGTTACTTGTATGATGTAATCTCTTCCGCCATTCGTCACAATGATACACATGAAGTGCAACCTAATGAAAAGGGTTCACTTGTGCATTATGTGAAGACTGGTGGGGAGCCGTCAGAATCCGACACTGTCTGATTTTGACACTAAAATAGAATGAACACAGAGTGAAGGTATCCTATCCCCAAACCTAACCCGAGGAATTGATGAAATTCGAATACAAATTAAACCCCTTCGCTACTCTATTTGAACGACGCTATTGTTTTGATATTGAGGCAAATGGATTGCTCAAAGAAGTTTCACTATTCTTTTGTGCTGTTATTGAAGACGTTGACACAGGTGAAACGTTCTATTACGACCCTGATAATGTTGATGCGTTCCTGAAAGAACTGAGCCGCGCTAAATGGCTTATCGGACATAACATCATTGGTTATGATTTACCAGCTCTGAAAAAACTTCATGGATGGCAACCAAACCCAGCTACACTGATTTATGATACAGTAATTGCTTCACGCATTTATAATCCGCACCTTGAAATGCACCCCGATTGCCCTCGGAAAGTCCCGAATGCACACGACGGTGGCAAGATGAAAACTGTGGGTCCACATACACTAATGAATCTCGGCTTCCACGTTGGCTGCCACAAGGGAGACTTTGGTGAAGACCACGCATTTGACGAATACTGTCCAGAGATGATGACGTATTGTGCGCAGGATGTTACTGTAAACGTGAAAGTCTTTAACTGGTTACGAAAGAAATTAAA